CGGCGTACTAGGGCAGTTATCGTGCGTAACACGGCTGACCAGTTGGCCCTGACGACGCGAAAGACTGTGTTCGACTGGTTGCCACCGGGCGAAGCTGGTATCTGGAAGGCCGTGGAGAAGACGTTCATCTTGATGGCCAGACTGGCCGACGGCACCACGGTTGAGTCCGAATGGATTTTCATTCCGCTCGATACGCCGGACGACGTGCGAAAGGCGCTGTCACTGGAGACCACGTTCCTGTGGGGTAACGAGAGTCGAGAGCTCCACCCCGAGGTTGTTGACGGCCTGCTGTCGCGTCTGAACCGATACCCCTCAGCCAAGGACGGCGGACCCACGAGGTCGTGTGCGCTGTTCGATACCAACATGCCCGACGAGGACACATGGTGGCATGACAAGATGGAGAACCCTCCGAGCAACTGGGCGGTCTACAAGCAGCCAGCGGCCATCCTCAAACCCGAGGTGTACCTTGAGCGTTTCGGCGAGGAGCCCGAGGAGCTGCTGCTGGACAAGGACGGCGGAGAGTGGGCGGTCAACCCCGAGTGCGATAACTACGATCACCTGCCCAAGCAGTATTACCCCAACTTGATTCCGGGCAAGACTGAGGATTGGCTGCGTGTGTACCTGCGATCGGAGTACGGGCGCTCGCTGTCGGGCACCCCGGTGTACGAGAAGACTTTCATTTTTGACTTCCATGTGGCGCAGAACCGCATCAAGCCGATCAAATCGGCGGACTACCCAGTCATCATCGGCGTTGACTTTGGGCGCACACCAGCCGCAGTGTTTAAGCAGCGCGACCCCCGTGGGCGTGTGGTGACACTGGCCGAGCTCGTGTCGGAGAACATGGGCATCGAGACTTTCATCCGCACAAAGCTCAACCCGTTCATTGCCAACCACATGCAGGGGTGTACGTTCGTGTGCGCTCCCGACCCGGCAGGATTTGCAAAGCAGCAGCAAAACGAGATGTCACTTGTCGACGTGCTCAAAGACGCGGGGTTCAAGTGCGTGCGACCCCCGACGAACAAGCCAGAGCTGCGTATCCAAGCGGTCGAACGCTTACTGAATCAACAGTTGGAGGGCAAGGCGATGTATGTCATCGACCCGGAATGCAAGTCGCTCATCAAGGGATTCCGCTACGGGTATCGGTACAAAATCAAAAAGAACGGCGAGATGGAGGACAAGCCCGACAAGAACGAGTTCTCCCACGTCCATGATGCCAATCAGTACGCTGACTCGGTGATCGACATGAACGTGCGGGGTGCTGCGGTGAACACTGGCCGCCGAGAAATTAAGAAGGCCAAGTATGCGTACACTTGACCGTGCGCGGGCGGGGGGTACAATTCGGCAACTTTCTAAAGGGACAGCATGTCTACTTTTTACCCCTCGATTAGCGCTGAGCGTCGGCACGAAGACTTTACAGTGCAGGTCGCACGCGGGCAGATTCCCGGTCACCGCAACGTCACTGTGTTTGGCTTTAACCCTGATGTAGACACCACAGAGGTCAGCATCTGGCCATACACCGGTGTGATTACTCGCCCCGCGTCTGCGGTAGCGATGAAAGTTAGCTCGTCGAGTGCCAACGACACGGCAGCTGGCAGCGGTGCACGCACAGTTGTTGTTCAAGGACTTGACGCCAGTTTTAATGAGGTGTCGGAGACCGTCACACTCAACGGCCAGACCGCTGTCACCATGAGTACAGCCATGGTGCGCATCAACTACGCATTCGTTGCGACAGCGGGTTCCTCGCTCAGCGCCGAGGGCGACATCTACATTGGCGCAGGCACTGTGACATCCGGCGTTCCAGCCACGGTGTACAACCTCATTAAGTACAACTACAACAACACTGTGACAGGGCACTATACTGTGCCAGCTGGGCACGCTGCGTATATCGTGCAAGGGTTGTTCTCGTCTGGGCAGGCTGGTGGTACCAACCAAGTTCAAGGGCGGTTGCTCACCTGCGGTGAGGCTGGCATACGCAACACTGCTGCTGTGACAACTTTGAACAACGGCGTTGCGAACTATGTGTTCGAGTACCCCGTGGCAGTGCCTGAGAAAACAGACATCGAGGCTACAGCCATCGGCAGCTCATCGAACAACGGCTGCTCGTCGCTGTTTATACTCTTGCTCATCAAAGGCCCAACCGCTGGTGCACCCGGCACACCTTGGAACTGATAAGGAAACCCCATGGCCGCTCTCATCCCCGTTGCACGTGCATCTGATTTAGAAGCTGAAGCAAAAAAGCGCAGTGATGAACTGCAAAACAAACCAGTCATCCAAGGCCTAGCAGCCCACGTTCGCACACGATGGGACAGCGCTCGCACAGCCAAGCGTGACTTGGAAGACCGCATGTTGCAGTGCTTGCGTCAGCGCAACGGAGAGTACGACCCTGATAAGGCTCAAGACATTGCAGAGCAAGGCGGCTCGGATATTTACATCAACCTGACTTCGGTGAAGTGCCGTGCGGCTACAAGCTGGTTGCGTGACACGTTGCTGGGTTCGGGTGCTGACAAGCCATGGAGTATTGAGGGCACACCTAACCCTGATATGCCTCCAGAGATTTTGCAAGGCTTGCAGGCTGAGTTGGCTCAGCAGTTGATGGCGCACATCGAGCAAGGTGGGCAGCCTCCCTCACAAGAGCAGCTTCGCCAGATTGCCATGCAGATGAAGGACGAAGCGCAGCGCCAACTTAAAGAAGAGTCGTCCGATCGCGTCGGGCGCATGGAACGCAAGATGGAAGACCAGCTCGCAGAGGGCGGTTGGTACAAAGCGTTCAACGAGTTCCTCGACGACATCGTCACTTTCCCCTACGCCGTGCTCAAAGGCCCCATCAAGCGCAAACGCAAGTCGTTGCAGTGGCAGGGTAACAAGCTCGTGCCCGTGGAGACAATCCGCAACGAGTGGGAGCGTGTTGATCCGTTCATGCTGTACTGGGCACCATGGTCGTGGGAACTCGGTGACGGTTATGTGATCGAGCGCCACCGCATGACTGCGGACGACTTGCAGGCGTTGATCGGCGTGCCCGGATACAACGACGACTCGATTCGTACTGTGCTCAACGAGTTCGATACCAACGGCATGAAAGAGTGGCTGTGGACCGACGCATCGAAGGCGGACGCCGAGGGTAAGTATGTCACCGAGGCCATCATCTCCGGCGACTTGATCGACGCGATCCAGCTGTGGGACTCAGTCAAGGGGAGCTTGCTCATCGAGTGGGGCCTGACTGCGAAGGAAATTCCTGATCCCACATTGAACTATCCATGCGAAGTGTGGTTAATTGGCAACATCGTCATTCGCGCTGTGTTGAACTACGACCCACTGGGTCGCAAGCCTTACTACTTGACCAGCTACGAGAACCTCCCCGGCTCCGTTGAGGGCAAGGGTGTGACCGACTTGTGCCGTGACGCGCAAGCCATGGTGAACGCTTCTGCACGCGCACTGGCCAACAACATGGGTATCAGCTCGGGCCCGCAGGTAGGTGTGAACGTGTCGCGCTTGCCGCCCGGCGAAGACATCACTGACTTGCACCCATGGAAGATTTGGCAGTTCACGCAGTCTGAGGTGAACGACAGCACCCAGCCGCTAACATTCTTCCAACCGCAGAGTAACGCCAACGAGTTGATGGCTGTGTTTGAAAAGTTCAGCGCACGCGCTGACGAAGACACCATGATCCCTCGCTACATGACCGGCGAGAACACCCCCGGCGCGGGCCGCACATCGTCTGGCTTGTCCATGCTCATCAGCAACGCTGGTAAGGGTATCAAGCAGGTGATCAGCAACATCGACCACAACGTGATCACCCCTGCCATCGAACGCTTGTACCAAGACAACTTGCGCTACAGCGACGATCCAGATTTGGTCGGCGATGTGAACATCGTAGCCAAGGGCGCAACGAGTCTCGTCATCAAAGAAGCTGAAGCTGTCCGCCGCAACGAGTTCTTGCAAGTGGTGCTCAACAGCCCTGTGGCGCAGCAGATCGTTGGCATGGAAGGCGCAGCCGAGTTGCTGCGTGACCAAGCGAAGAACCTCAGTGGTAACGTTGATCGCATCGTGCCTGACCGCAAGACCGTTGGTACCATCCAGCAACAACAGCAGATGATCGCTGAGTTGCAGGGTCAGATCGCCCAGTTGATGGGCGTTGGTCCAGACGGTCAGCCGTTGCCCCAACAGCCCGGAATGATGCAAGGTCCTGCTCCGAAAAACATGCTCCCTGATGGCAGCCAAGTTGGCGGTCGTGAAGGAAACATGATGTCGGCACGACCCAATGGTGTGTAACGAAATTTTTCTTGACACACCTTGTAAGTTTGCGTATAGAATTCACACATGAAGATTTTTGTAGGCCAAAAGCCCGACCGGAAGCATATACAGGCGCTAACCCGCTGTAAGCTCCCAGAGCATGAAGCCCTGCTGGACCTTTTTAAGACTCGACTCGATGAGGTGAAAACCGCGTTGGTTCAAGCTGAAGACCCAGTCCGGATTCATCGTCTACAAGGTCGAGCAGAGGCCATTACCGATTTTCTTGAGGCGGTTGAAAAATCACCCGAGATTCTCGCCCGGTTAGGAAACTGACCGGTTCATTGTCCGTAGCAAACCATTACGCGTAGGCAGACCGAAGTAGGAGCTGAAACGGAGTTGGAGCTTAAAGGAAACTAAAAATGGCATTGCCAAAACAAGTAGAAGCCCAGTTGAAGGAACTGGAAATGATTGAGCAGCAGATTGCTGATAGCCAGAAACAAGGCGAATCGCCTCCTGAGCCAGCACCCGCAGAGCCCACACCCGATCCTAGTCCCGCTCCAGCCGAGCCAACACCTGTCGAACCAAAGTCAGAACCGACTGAACCTGTCGTAGCTGAAGAAAAATGGGAGCAGAAATACAAGACCCTCAAGGGTATGTACGATGCTGAAGTGCCGCGCTTGCACGCTGATTTGCGTGAACTCAAAGGCCAAGTGGAGTCTCTCCGCAAAGCCGCTGAAGCCAAGCCCGCCGAACCCACCAAAGCACCTACACAAGAGAAGTTGGTCACGGATGCTGATGTTGAAGCATTCGGCTCGGACTTGATTGAAGTCCAACGCAAAGTTGCACGCGAAGTTGCAGCAGAGTTCCGTGGTGAGTTAGATGCCATGAGAGCCGAAAACGAGAAGCTGCGTGAGCAGTTGACCGCTACCGGTACTCAAGTGTCTGAAGCTACATTTGAGCAGCGTCTGCACCGTTTGGTGCCCGATTTCGAAGCTGTTAATGTTGATCCCAAGTGGATCGCATGGCTAAACGAAGTTGACCCGTTGCTACGTGGCCCACGAATGACTGTTGCGCAAGAAGCGTTCAACCGAGGCGACGCAGAAGGTATTGCACACTATGTGAGTTTGTACAAGGCGACTCTCGCTCCTACACCTCCCACAGAGCAAGCCACAAGCAAGGCCGAAGAAATCGCACGTCAGATTCAGCCAAATCGCACGAGCTCTAATGCTCAGCCTGCTCCGCAGGGTCGCATCTTCAAAGACTCCGAAGTCCAAAAGATGTTTATCCAAGCAGCAGACTTGAGTTCTAAGGGCAAGCTCGAAGAGGCGAGAAAACTTGAAGCTGAAATCGACTTGGCTTACAAAGAAGGTCGCGTCACCGCGTAATTCTTAGGCAGCCAGTCGGAAACCCAACCTGTTTTTAACTTTTAGGAGGCCAAGATGGCTGCTGTTTATCCCGTTCAAGCTCCGTTCAACACGAGCACTTCTTACTCTGGCGCGTTTATCCCGACCTTGTGGTCTGGCAAACTGTTGGCCAAGTTCTACCAAAACACCATGTTGTCTGAAGTCGCTAACACCGACTACGAAGGCGAGTTGAAGAACCAAGGCGATACCATCCGTATCCGTTTGGCTCCCACCATCACCATCTCTGACTACACCGCAGGTCAAAACCTGAACTACGAAGTCCCCACTCCTATCTACCAAGATATGCAAGTGAACAAGGGCAAATACTTCGGCGTTCAAGTGAACGACGTGTTGGCCTATCAGTCAGACATGAACTTGATGAACATGTTCACCGAAGACGCTGCCAAGCAGTTGAAAATCCAAATCGAAAACGAAGTGTTCTTCAACAGCTTTGTGACCGAAGGTGCTGACGCTGCCAACTATGGCGCTACTGCTGGTGCAATCTCTGCTGCCTACAACTTGGGTACAGACACTACTCCTATCGACCAAGCAACACCTGAAAACGTGTTGAAGGCGATCTTGCGTATGTCTACCGTGTTGGACGAGCAGAACGTGCCTGAAGATGGCCGTTGGTTGATCTTGTCTCCATACGACCGTCACCTGTTGATGCAATCTAGCATTGCTCAAGCCTACTTCTCTGGCGATCAATCCAGCACCATCCGCACTGGCAAGATCGGCATGTTGGACCGCTTTACTGTGTACGTGTCTAACTTGTTGCCACGCGGCGCTGCTGGTAAGGCTTTGGTGTCTGGCTTGACCGACACTTCCACCGGTGGTTCTGTGAACAACGCCAAGGCTCGTCGTACCATGATCGCTGGTACTAAGGCTGCTGTGTCGTTCGCGATGACCGTGAACAAGACTGAGCCCCTGCGCAACCAAACAGACTTCGGCGACATCGTTCGCGGTTTGGCTGTGTATGGTCGCAAAGTGGTTAAGCCACAAGCTTTGGTGGTCGCACAAGTTGGCTCTGCCAGCTAAAAGCTGAGGGGCTTCGGCCCCTCTTTTTGAACTCAATTTTCTGGAGCTTTTCAAATGCCTAACGTTACTTCTTATGGCCGCTTAGTCGGCGGTGTTACCACTGGTTTGACAGCTGGTACAACTCAAACTGCTGCTGGCGCTACCGCGCTGACCGGCGCTCTGAACACTGTTACCGTTGTCGCTGCCGACAACGACGGTGTGATCTTGCCTGCTGGCCGTGGCCAAGGCGACGTGGTTATCGTTGCTAACCTCGACGCAGCTCAAGACATCAAGGTGTATCCCAACACCGGTGGTGGTATCAACGGCGGTTCAGCCAACACCCCCTTGGTGGTTGGTCAACAACAAGTTGTTCAGTTCGTGCAAATCGGCACTGACGGCTTGAGCTGGTTGGCGATCCTCGGCGCTGTAGCCACTCCTGCCTAATTGATGGCACAATAAAAGGGCCCTTCGGGGCCCTTTTTAACTTCTGGAGAACTGAATGACTGCACTTGAATTGATGGAGCGCCTCGGCGGTGAAATCGTGATGAACCGCGTTCGCGTGGTA